CTGCTCCTATCTCACAAGACGGTAGTGCAGCATCTCCATCTGGTAAAGGTGGCGACGATGCAGGTTACCATGCATACAGTGGTGATATTACACACGGAACTACTAAAGGTCCAGATGTACAGTACCCAATCAAACCATCGTTTGAAGAAGTTGAATTATCTGACGACGTAAAAGCCCTCCTAGAGGGAACAGAACTCTCTGAAGAGTTTGCCGAGAAAGCAAAGACTATCTTTGAAGCTGCTGTCAAGGCAAAACTTACTGAAGAGTACGACAAGCTTGTAGTACACTTTACCAAAGAGCATGAAGAGAAGCTCACTGCTGCTAAGGCAGAACTCAATGAAGAAGTTAATGGTACAGTAAACTACGCCGTGAATCAATGGTTAGAAGAGAACCAACTCGCCGTTGATCGTGGAATCAGAAATGAGATTACAGAAGACTTTATTTCAGGTCTGAAGAATCTCTTTGAAGAGCACTACATTTCTATCCCAGACGACAAAGTGGATGCGGTAGAAAGTATGGCTAACTCTATTCGTGAGATGGAAGAACGCCTTGACGAACAGGTCAAAGCTAATGTGAAACTTCAGAATCGTCTTAACGAGTCTGCTGCACAAGTTATTCTGAGACAAGTTTCAGAAGGACTAGCAGATACTCAGAAGGACAAACTATCAGCTCTCGCTGAGGGTGTTGAGTTTAAATCAGAGGAAGAGTATTCCAAGAAACTCACCACAATTAAAGAGTCATATTTCCCTAAAGAAAAGGCTCAAGTCAGCGAAGTATCTGACGAAGCTCCAGTTGAAGCAGAAGATGTCTCTCCAGCAATGGGTAGCTATCTAGACGCTTTAAATCGCTGGAATTGATTTTAATAATATAAAACACTTTTAACAGAGATTAAACAAATGTTTAACGCAAAAGCTCTAACGGAAAAGTGGTCACCTGTTCTAAGTCATGAAGGGTCTACTCCCATCAAAGACAATTATAGAAAGGCTGTTACTGCTGTACTGTTAGAAAACCAAGAGAAATTCATACGTGAAGAACGTGGAATGCTCAACGAGGTAGCAGTGAACGCTGCTGGTGCTATCGGTAGTAACGCACTATCTGGTAGTGGACTCGACACTAAAACAGGTGGATTAGCTGGTTTCGACCCAGTTCTAATCAGCTTGATTCGTCGTGCTATGCCTAACCTAGTTGCATACGATATCTGCGGTGTACAACCAATGAGTGGTCCTACTGGACTTATCTTCGCAATGAAGGCTCACTACGAAACACGTACTGGCCCCGAAGCATTATACAACGAGCCAGATTCAAACTTCTCTGCTGGATCAGACGCAAGTAAGGGTGCATACAACCCTGCTAACGATGCAACAGATGGTTCGAACCCTGCTCTACTTAATGACGCATCACCTGGAACTTATGAGCGTGGTGTTAAGCCAATGGCTCGTAACGTTGCTGAAGAATTGGGAGAAACAACTCAGTTCCGTGAGATGGCATTCAGCATTGAGAAGACTGCTGTGACTGCACAGTCCAGAGCCCTCAAGGCAGAGTACACTCTAGAACTAGCCCAAGACTTGAAAGCTATTCACGGTCTAGATGCAGAGCAAGAACTTGCTAACATTCTTTCTAGTGAGATCCTTGCTGAAATCAACCGTGAGGTTGTACGTACAGTTTACACAATTGCAAAACCTGGTGCTGCTAATAACGTAGCAAACGCTGGTCGTTTTGACTTAGACGTAGACTCAAACGGAAGATGGTCAGTTGAGAAATTCAAAGGACTTATGTTCCAAGTCGAAAGAGATGCCAACGCAATCGCACAGGAAACTCGTCGTGGGAAGGGTAACTTCATCGTCACATCTGCTGACGTTGCTAGTGCTCTTGCTATGTCTGGTACTCTAGACTACTCTTCAGGTCTTACTGGTGCTGGTGGTCCTTCCATCGGTGAAGTTGATGACACTGGAAACCTACTTGTAGGTACAATGAACGGACGTATTAAGGTATACGTTGATCCTTATTCTGCAAACATTGCTGACAAGCATTACTACGTTGTAGGATACAAAGGAACTTCTCCTTATGACGCTGGTCTGTTCTACTGTCCTTATGTTCCTCTCCAAATGGTTAGAAGCATAGGTCCAGACACCTTCCAACCCAAGATTGGATTTAAGACACGTTACGGCATGGTTGCAAACCCATTTGTAACACAGGCTAATGGTACACCTGATGCAGAAACACTTACTGCTAACAGGAACCAGTACTACAGACGTGTTCAGGTTGAGAACCTAATGTAAATCTCTATCTGAGAACTATG